ATCGGTGGTGTTGGTATGGCTATTTATTCTTCTATGATGGTCGATGACCGAGTAACAGAAAACATGAGAATTGCTGATTCACTTCGTGCAGAAGTAAACAAGTATCATCAAAAGTATGACAGTATTCTTGTAGTTGCACAATTGCTAGATTCTGCCGTTACACATCAAGAAGAAACGGTAAAGATAGTAAAACAAACATTTATAAAATACAAAACACCACCAATCAATCATTCAGATTCGGCGGTAAAATTTCTAGAAGAGTTCATCGAGGAGTGATATGAAATGGACATTACCAATTTTATTTCTACTTGCAGTTATTACATCAAGTGGACAATCACAAGACTCAGTAGTTTGTTTGCCAAAAAGTAACATACTTACTCTTGCCAACAAAATCCAATTACTAAAAGACACTATTCGTTGGCAAAAAGATATAATCACTGCACAAGATACTCTCGTTAGTACACAAAAACAACGAGCACTTGTTTACGAAAGTCAATTAGAAAACCGTCAAACGGTAATCAATCTAATGGAACAAGAAAATAAGAAACTCCGTGAGACTATTGACATTATGATGCCGAAGTGGTATGACAATAAGTGGATATGGTTCGGTGGTGGTGCAACAGTAGCAACAATCATTTTGGGCGTGATATTGTAATGGTTCAACAAAACAAAACGTTACGGGATATAATCAAAGAAGAATATGTAAAGTGTGCCTCTAATCCGGGATACTTTATGAGAAAATACGCCAAGATTCAACATCCTGTTCGTGGTAAAATCCTTTTTGAACTGTGGGACTTTCAGGAATCTGTTCTAAAAGATTTCCAAAACGAACGATACAATATCTGTCTCAAGTCTCGTCAGTTGGGTATCTCAACTCTTATTGCTGGTTATTCTCTTTGGTTGATGTTATTCCAAACAGACCAAAACATTCTCGTCATTGCCACCAAACAAGAAACTGCAAAGAACCTTGTGACGAAGGTCAGAGTTATGTATGATAATCTTCCATCGTGGTTGAAAACTGCGGTGGTAGAAGATAACAAACTCTCACTTCGTTTCAAGAATGGTTCACAGATAAAAGCCGTTTCAGCTGCTGCTGATGCCGCTCGTTCAGAAGCTCTTTCACTCCTCATTATTGACGAGGCCGCCTTCATTGATAACATTGAGGAAATTTGGGCCTCTGCACAGTCTACAATCAACACTGGTGGTTCTGCAATTATCAACTCTACTCCTAACGGGGTTGGTAATTTTTATCATAAACAATGGGTCAATGCAAAGACAGGAACAAGTGCTTTCAATCCAATCTTCCTTCACTGGACGGTTCATCCTGAAAGAGACCAAGCTTGGAGAGACCAACAAGACATCATTCTTGGACCGGCACTTGCTGCTCAAGAGTGTGACGGTGACTTCCTTTCATCGGGTCAATCTGTTGTTGACGGTAACACAATCGACTGGTATCAAAAGACATATGTATGTGAACCAAGAGAAAAGAGAGGTGCCGAAGGTGCCTTATGGATATGGGATGACCCTGACCCTAATAAATCGTATATGATATGTGCTGACGTTGCCCGTGGTGATGGTAAGGATTATTCTGCCTTTCACATTATGGACATAGAAAACATTGAACAAGTCGCAGAATACCGTGGTAAGTTAGATACAAAATCTTACGGAAATCTTCTTGTATCTTTGGCAACCGAATACAACGATGCCTTACTTGTAGTTGAAAATGCGACTATCGGTTGGGCTGTAATCCAACAAATAATTGACCGTGGTTATCCAAACCTTTACTACACATACAAAGAAGATGGTTATACAGACCCATCGGTTCATATACCAAAGGGATATGACCTCAAAGATAAATCACAAATGGTGCCGGGATTCTCAATGACATCAAAGACAAGACCACTCGTGGTATCAAAGTATGAGATGTATTTCAGAGAACGTGCACCAGTTATCAAGTCAAATCGTTTAGCAGAAGAGATGTTCGTTTTTGTTTGGAACGGTGGTAGAGCTGAAGCTCAAACAGGATATAACGATGACTTAGTTATGTCATTCGCTATGGGACTTTGGATTCGTGATACCGCACTCAAACTACGTCAAGAAGGTATGATGAGAACAAGATTGGCGTTGGACTATATGAGAAAAACAACGTCGGTAATCAGTACAACGAATATGAGAAATCCACTTTCCGATTCTGGTTGGACAATGGACGTTGGGGATAAGAAACCAAACGAAGACCTTACTTGGCTCCTCTAAAAATGGTGTTAGATTATTCTAACTCATATTTATATCTATGGACTAATACACAATAAAAACAGGTGATAAATGGCACAGAAATCCTTATTTGATAGACTGAAAACACTTTTCTCTACGAACGTTATTGTAAGAAACGTCGGTGGAAAAAAGCTTAGAGTAGTTGATACTGCTCGCTATCAAGCAGATGGAAACCCACACACATCAAAAGTTATTGACCGTTATGGGAGATTACACGGAACTCGTGGAACTCCTATTTCTGTTTATAATCAATACAACTCGTTTTCTGCAACAAAGATTGACCTTTATACAGACTACGAGGCGATGGACACAGATGCAATCGTATCATCGGCACTTGATATTTACGCCGACGAATCTACACTAAAAAATGACACGGGTGATGTTCTTTCAATTCGTTCAGATAATGACAACATCAGAAAGATTCTACACAATCTTTTCTATGATATTATAAACATTGAATACAACCTGTGGCCGTGGATTCGTAATCTTTGTAAGTATGGAGACAACTACCTTTACCTTGACGTAAAGGATGAGGTCGGTATCACAAACGTTGTTCCACTTTCACCATATGAAATGCAACGTGATGAAGGAACAGACCCTGAACACATTTATATGACAAAGTTTATTTACGAAGGTCCACTTGGTAAAGGTGAATTTCAGAACTATGAAATCGCTCACTTCCGTCTTTTAGGTGACACTAACTTCCTACCTTATGGTAAGTCAATGTTAGAAGGTGCTCGTAAACTTTACAAGCAACTTGTTCTTATGGAAGATGCTATGTTGATTCACCGTATTATGAGAGCACCTGAAAAGAGAATTTTCAAGATTGATATTGGTAATATACCACCGGCAGAAGTTGACCAGTATATGCAGAACGTAATGAATGCAATGAAGAAGACACCTGTTATGGATGAAAGAACGGGTGACTATAATCTTCGTTATAATATGCAAAACCTACTTGAAGATTTCTATCTTCCTGTTCGTGGTGGTCAAGCTGGTACTAGCATAGAAACTCTCGCTGGACTTCAGTATCAAGCAATTGAAGACGTGGAATACCTAAAGAGTAAGATATTTGCTGCTCTCAAAGTTCCAAAGGCATATCTTGGATTTGACGAATCACTTGAAGGTAAGGCAACACTTGCAACACTTGATATTCGTTTTGCAAGAACGATTGAAAGAATCCAGCGTATCGTTATCTCTGAATTGACAAAGATTGCTATCGTTCACTTGTATGCTCAAGGATATGAGAACGCAGACCTTGTTGACTTTGAACTTTCTCTTACCGGTCCTTCTATAATCTATGAACAAGAGAAGATTGCTCTTTGGAAAGAAAGAGTAGACCTTGCTGGAAATCTTATGGAAAAGAGATTATTCTCTATGAAATATATCTATGCAAACGTATTCAATCTTTCAGAGGACGAGGCTGAATTTGAAAAGAATGAAATCATTGAAGACATCAAACATCAATTCCGTCAGAAACAAATTGAAAGTGAAGGAAACGATCCAAAGATTACGAAGGAATCATTCGGAACTCCACATGATTTGGCTTCCATGAATATTTATGGTGGTAAGAAGCAACAACAAATAAATGATGTAGAAGTTCCGGAAGGTGGATGGCCAGGTGCTGGTAGACCACCGGAGGGTGGTTCTACATATGGAACTGATAGGAGTTCATTTGGTAGAGACCCACTTGGTAAGAAAGACATTGGTAAGACACTTGATGTTAATCTTTCACCGAAACATAATTACAAGGATAATTCTCCTTTGGCAACCGAATCTGTAAAACGTGATGGATTGACAAAAGAAATGAGTGATATGTTGGACTCTATGTCTTTTGGTAGAGTAAAAACAAAATCAATTATTTCAGAAAGTCTAAAACCGGCATCAGAACAAAAAACAGAAACATCTAATTTACTGGATGAGTCTAATTTAATGGAAGAAATTTGAGTTTAGGTCATATTTATTTTATGAGTAATATATTACAGGTAAACAAAGGATGAAAAAGATTAAACATTCAAAGTATAGAAATACGGGGATGTTATTTGAACTACTAACACGTCAAATAACGTCTGACATCATATCTGGCACCGACTCTATCGCCACGGGTATCTTGAAGAAGTTTTTCAACAAGAACACCGAGATGATAAAGGAGTATCGTCTATACAAGACTCTCTGTGAAGAGAAGATGCCAACCGATGCAAAATCACAGATGTTGATTGAAGCAGTCCTTACAGCCCGTAAGAAAATCAATAAGAAGAAGTTGAGTGAAGAGAAATATGAACTTATCAAGACAATAACAGAAAACTTTGATATAAACTCATTCTTCCAAACAAAAGTTGGAAACTATAAATTACTCGCATCTGTTTACAAGATATTTGAATACACCGAACTTGATAGTCCAGTAGAAATTACTCGTTCAAAGATGACTATTATGGAAAATATGGTGTCTGAATCCAAGAAAGAACTCATTGAGGAGTCGGTATCAATAAAAGATGAACCAAAAGAAATTCGTCTCATGTCTTATAAGATTCTTGTTGAGAAGTTCAATAAAAAATATGGAGAACTTTCACAAAATCAAAAGTCTTTACTCCGCGAATATATCAGCAACGTGAGCAATACAAACAACTTGAAGACATTTGTTCAAGGTGAAGCTTCAAAGATACGACTTTTCTTGGAAGAAAAGATAAAGAGAACAAAGGATAAGACTCTGAAAATCAAATTGGCAGAAGTATCTGACTTACTAAATCAGTACGAATCAATAAAGAATCTTGACGAGAGTCATATATCTGCATTACTCAGATATTATGACCTAGTAAATGACCTGAAGGAGATAAAATAATGGCATCTAATGAGATACATCCGTATAATTTTCCTACATCGCAATATGATGATTTTCAAAGATTAGGTCATCCTGGAAGATTTCACAAAGTAATAGCCTGTACAACAGGAACAACAACATTTACAGGTTCTAATTTTGGTGTGGGGGGACTAATAGTACCAACTGGTTCTATTGGGACTGCATCTCTTTCATTGGGTGGCGATATTCCACTTGGTATTTTAGGACAAGGTAGTATTCGTATTTATGACTTTTCTTTGAGAAGTGTAAAAGTCGATAGTGGAACTGTTTATGTATTGCTTCGTAATCATGTGGTGAAATAATATGAACGTAGAGAAATTCATAAAACAACTAAAAGAA